AATATAACTATAATTATATTAATTTACTAAGTGCATATCTTGGTACTGCTATGATGAAGAAATTTCCAGCTAATTATGTATTTGAGAAATACCATAGTAAACAACTTGCATTTTGTCAAAAACTTGATTTAGTACCTTCCTATTGTATATATTTTGGTATAGACTATTCTGGACGCTTTAGAGAATATAACAGAGGCGGTAATGGAAATAGGCTATGTTTCTCAAGAATATGGGATGGAAGAATGAAGTATGACTTGTAATAATGATTGGGATGAACTACAAGAAATTATAGTAGGTACAGCTGATTATTGTAATATACCTATACCTAATATTAGTACGTTAAAATGTCAGTACCCAGAGTTCGAAGAAGAGTATATTAAATCCGTAGCAGGATTTTATCCTCAACAAATTATAGATGAACAAAATGAAGATCTTGAAGTACTGAGTAATACATTAAAGTCTTTAGGTGTAAAAGTACATAGACCAAATACACAATATGCAGAAGCCAATACGCAATCACCTACATGGAAGGGTAAAAACTGGCATTATTACTCTCCCAGAGATCTTACACTTATTATAGATGATAAAATTATAGAGACACCTTCTCCTATATGGAATAGACAATTTGAAACCTGGGGATATAGAGATATTTTTACACAAATGTTTCGTGAAGGATGTACATGGTTAAAGGCTCCTATACCTTTACTATTTGATAAAAACTACAAAGAAGATACAAACGGAGTCCCTGCATTAAATAATGAAGAGATCTTATTTGAGGCAGCTAATTGTGTACGTGTAAACGATGATATATTATATCAAATATCTAATACAGGAAATAGACTCGGTGGTGAATGGTTACAGCGTATATTAGGCAGTAAATATAAAGTTCATATAGTAGAAGGTTTATATTCATATGCACATTTAGATAGTACTATTGTACCAGTAAGAGAAGGTTTAGTATTATATAACGCAAGTAGAGTAAATATAGATAATGAACCTGAATTATTTAAATCTTGGGATAAGATTTGGATAAATGAATGTGTTGGAGAAACAACAGCACCAGCTGGATTACCTTGGGGAGCAAGTGAATGGATTGGTATGAATTTTCTTAGTGTAAACCCAAATCTTGCTATTGTAGATAAAAAACAAATAGAAATTCATGAAAAACTTAATGCTGTAGGTATCGAAACTATACCTTTAGAACTAAGGCATGATAGACTTTTAGCAGGCGGATTTCATTGTGTTACTTTAGATCTAAAAAGAAAGAGAGCCTCATAGTAGATGGCATATAATAAAAGTAAGGCTAAAGGTTCAGCTTATGAGCAAAAAATAGCTACACTATTAAGTAAAGAATTTGATGTAGAGTTTAGAAGGGTTCCATTATCTGGGGCAATAGATTATTTAAAAGGAGATATATGGACACCACATGATACTGCATGGTGGCCTTATTGTATTGAGTGTAAACATTATAAAGAGATTCAATGGAATAATCTATTAACTTCTAAAACTACTAATATATTTGGGTTTTGGGAACAAGCAGTACGAGAAGCAGAAGTAATGAAGAAGAAACCTCTATTACTATTTAGATGGGACAGATCTAAAGATTTTGCAGCATATGATGATGACACAGAAGTGGATGACTACGTAGAGATTTCATCTTTTGGGCACAAGTTTAAAATATCTAGATTAGATGAGTGGATTAAAGCAGTAAAGAAAGCTGATAAGTTACCTAAGTATAGGGAAGAGAAGTGATATAGCTATTGCTAACTTCTTTTATATTTGTTATATTTATTTATAAACACAGGAGATAAATATGACTAAATCATGGAATGATCTTGCAGATGTGCAAGAAACTGACTACTCTGACTATAATAATCTACTAATTGTTGATGCAAACAATCTATCATACAGATGGCTTCGCAGACCTAATCATGATTCTTTTGCTGATGATTTTATTCGTACTATACAATCACTTGCAAAATCTTATCAAGCTAAACGTACTATTGTATGTTTTGACTTTGGTAAGAGCTATTATCGAATGGAAATGCTTGAAGACTATAAAGGCACTCGTACAAAATCTGATGATCCAGATGAAGTAAAACGTTTTGAAGAGTTCTTTGCTGTTCTTAATGCTCTTCCTGATGATATTGATGAAGAAGTAGTAAAGTTTAGAGGAGTAGAGGCTGATGATACTCTTGCATGGATTACTCAAAATCTATCACAAAACTATAACCATACTTGGGTTGTGTCATCAGATAAGGATTTATTACAACTAATCAAAGAAGATGTATCGGTATTCAATATATTTGGGCGCAAAGAAGTTACTCTTGAATCACTACAAGAAGATCTAGAACTTACACCCGCACAGTTTATGATGTCCAGAATTATTGAAGGAGATAAAGGTGATAACATTATAGGTATTGAAGGTATCGGACCTAAGAGAGCACAAGGACTTGCTAAAGAGTATCATACTCTGGATAATCTATTGGCAGCTTTGCCATTAAAAGGTCGTGCTAAGTATATACAAAATCTAAATGCGGGTAAAGAAAGACTAATTAGAAATGAAAATCTAATTAATCTAAAGTACTGTACCGATGCTATTATGGCCGGTAAAGAAGGAGAAGAAGCTCTTGACCGACTATCGAATCTGTGAGATTGATATTGAGAAAAGTTCTACTGCTAAGTATTTAGAAAAAACATATAGCTGTGAGTGGGGATTCAATCAAGATACTAATCTTGATCCCTTCTTTCATCTTAGAGCATGTATAACTAAGCCTGTAAAAATTCCTGCAAATAAGATTATACCTATACCTACAGGAATATACCCTGCTTTAAAAAATCCTAATTTTCGCATTGAAGTTAATTCGTTTACTGACTTAGTATATGAGCAAGGATTGTCATTGGCAGATGGTGTATCTACTTTTGAATATACGTTTAGAAATGAAATATGGTTACTGATTAAAAATAATTTTGAACAAGCACAGACTATACAGCCTACTCAAAAAATTGCAACTTTTTCTGTAAACTATCGTCCTCGAATGGTAATAAATTATGTTGATCAGATAGAAGATATTGCTTGGAAAAATTCATCAGCTAAAAGTTATATTCAAAAATTAAAAAAGAAACTTAATCCAGAAGTACATGATATTAAAAAATTTGAACCTGATGTAGAATATGGAAGAGCTATAGTAGAACAATATACTCAAGGAGGTATAAGTACTTACTTAGTAGATGAGATAGATATTGATGGTACGTTAACAGCCACTCATAAAAGAAAAATAGAACAAGTAGAAGATCTTGAAGAACCAACAGGAGTAAAACCAAGTGAAAGCTAAACTAATGGGGTATACACAAGTTATGCCTGGAACCTTTATAGGTATAGATAATTTGCAAGATTTTGTAGCATACTGCGCAAGAGTATCAAATCCTACAAATCAAATGAATAGTGAAACAACCGAAAAATTAATTAAGTATCTAATCAAACATAAACATTGGTCTCCTCTTGAAATGGTATCAGCTACAATGGAAATTGAAACTACAAGAGATATTGCACGACAGCTTTTGAGACATCGCTCATTCTCTTTTCAAGAATTTTCACAACGATACGCTGATCCTGCGGATATGGGCGCTGATTATTTTGAAACATCAGAAGCTAGATTACAAGATACAAAGAATCGTCAAAATTCAATCGAAACTAATGATGAAGAACTTCAAAATATGTGGAACGTAAAACAGCGTGCTGTAATGCAAGAAGTAGAAAGAGCATATGATTGGGCTATAGAAAATGGTATTGCTAAAGAGCAGGCAAGAAAAGTATTACCAGAAGGTTTAACTTTATCCAGACTATACGTAAATGGTACTCTACGCTCTTGGGTTCATTATATTGAATTAAGAAGTGCTAATGGTACACAAAAAGAACATATGGAATTAGCACAAGCATGTGGACAAGCTATAGCAGAGGTATTTCCCTTAGCTAAGGATCTGTAATGTCCGTAGGATTTTTAACTCAATATTATAGAGGATTAGGGCACTCCCAAAGAATTAAATTTATAGCAGAGAAAACAGCCGAATATCATGATGTAATTATTATGGATCAGCTATTTCAACCCCCTTTAGAGTATAAAGTACCTCATACAGCTTTTCTTGGTAATTATAAAATACCTGATATAAATAAAGTATTTCAATTTATACAACAGGCTACTATCATAAATTTTCGTATCAATCAATTTATAAAAACTATAGAAAAATATAAAGTTAAAGTATTAGTATGTGAAGGTTTTCCTTTTTGTAGACAACAATTTGCACATGAATACTTTAGATACCTTGAAGAATGTAAAAAAAGAGGTATAAAAATTGTTATATCTGTTAGAGATTTCCCATGGGATGAGCCGCATAGTACCCAATTACAAGATTGGGTATTATACACTCAAAATATAGTATGTAAATATTATGCAGATTGTATATTAGTTCATGGGGATAAAGATATACTACCACTTATTAGTGATAGAACTAGACAGTCTAACTCTGTACAAATTATAAATGATATTAAACATATGCTTAAATATACAGGTTATGTATGTGATGAATCTCAACCTTTACATAAACAAAAAAATAATAATATTTATATTAGTACTGGTCTTAACAAAGATGAAGCAGTAATAATATTTAAAAAAATTGCAGAGATAGCACATCTATATCCTAATCATAAATTTATTATGCCTATAGCTAATAAATATAATTCTATTGGCGGTAGAAAAAATAAAAATATATATCTTGTAGAATATGTACCAGAACTACGTAATAAGTTAATAGATTGTGCTGGGTATGTAACTTATGGGGGATATAATGCAACAGTAGAAATACTAAAAAGTCAGATACCCTCTATAGTGGTACCAAGACAGAGTGGAAGGAAAATGGAACAATTTGTAAGAGCTTTTACGTTTGAGCCTTATGACTACTATAAAGTACTTACTATGCCTGAATTTGGTACTATTAAGACAGTATTAGATGAAGTAGTGGGCGGATATAAGCCACAACGTTTTAAATATGATATACAAGGTACATCTAATAGCGCCCAAATATTATCGGATATATATAATGAATTTTGAAGATATAAAAAAACAAGAAATTGCTTGGAAAGACTTGGTAGCTAAGAGTGAAATGGTTAACCTCAGACTACTAACAGAAGACGCTAAAAAAGAGTTAGAGAGAAAAATAGCTAATTTTCTAATAGCTAGAAAACAAGCTATTGCATCAGGTAACACAAGTTTTATATTTAGAGATAAAACTTATAATACAGATGAAGAAACAATTAATACTGTAATGACTGGATGGGCAAATCCAAGTAGTGTAAGTAAGCATAGAGCCTTATTAGCATATCGTAGAGCAGAAACAAATGCTTGGATATATAAAACTTTATTAGATAAAAAAAGAACCTCATTATTTAAAACATGTAAAAACTTAGTATTAGTAGGCTCAGGAATGTATCCATATTCTATGTTTGATATACAGAAAAAGTATAAACATATACAACAAGTAGGTATAGAAATAGATGAAAAAAGAGCTTCAGTAGGAAGAGAAATAGTCACTAAGTCTCCTGCAAAAGACCATATACATATAGTAACTTGTGACGGTTATGATTATGATTATAGCTATTTATTAGAAGATGATTTAGTATTTATATCTTGTGATGTAGATAATAAAAATATGATGAGTAAGATCATGGAAACGTGTAAGGCGCACATGTTTATATGTGCGCCTTATGAAAAAACTTGGTTAAGAGCTTTAGTGCAAAGTATAAAAGTTAGTAAACATCACGGAGTTATTTTTTACGCCGATTAATTTTTTTCTTTTTAGACTTAACACTCTTACGTTTTTTTGGTTTAGTGTATTTTACCTTAGACCTTTGAAAAACTTCAGGTACGATTGGCATTTAGTTTAACTGTCTTTACTGTTTGAGTAAGAGGATTCTTTACCTCTTTAACAGTAAGTTGACCGCCCGCTTTATAGTACGCTAAAGTTTTTTGCATCTCTTCAGCATCGTAAACTTCACGAAGACCATAACGATTGTCACCAATCGTTACAGCTTTTCCTGCTCTATTTTCGACACCGGAAAGTGATTTAGCCATTATTAAAACTTACTCCGGCCTTTAGCAATACTATATACGCCAGTAGGTACTTTTGCATTGTGTCCGCCAGTAGTATTTGCATTTTCTTGCATTTTTGTACCTTCAGCCATAAACTGTCTTGAAAGATTATACTCAACAGGTATTGCTGAATTAATAGGTGCATAAGGATCGGCGGCTTTACCAAGACCTTTTTTAGTGCCTTTAACGATAGTTCCGCCATCAGCACCAGCTTGGACACCAGTAGCAGCTTTTACATATTTCAATGCATTAGCATTACCAGTTACCTCTTTTTTGATCATTCCCATGATTCGTTCTCCTTTATAAAATTTTTTTAATTATTAGCTATTAGCTGACAATAGTTCTTGCAGTCACTGTTTCAGTCATGTTACCTGAGTTAGCAGCAGCATACAACAAGTCAGCAACACCAATAAGACCAGCAGCTTGACCTGATTGATTGTCAACAGGTGGATTATTCCATGCTCCTGCCATTGTAGAGCTGACAGCTGTTACATTTGAGTTACAGGCAAGACCAGCAGTACAGCTAGACCAAATATTCCTAATAGTAGTAGCAGGACCATCAGTGCCAGATACAACTGAAATAGGTGTGTGGTTTTGTATAGCTAAAGAGCTAGTAGTAAGTACACAGTCACTTACATGCATACCACAACGAGTAGTAGGTGTCTGTACGTCAATTGCAGGTACAGAGGCTGTACCATTAATAGTAAGACCAGAAATGTAGTTCTCACCACTAGAAGCTGAGCTAAGATTAATAGAGCCTGAAATGATACAAGCATTTTTTCCACCAATGCCAACGATAGTCATATTTTTCATTTCTTTGGCAGTAGAAGGCCAGGTGTGAGTACCTGGATAAATTTCAAGAGTATTTCCGCCAGCGGCAAATGCTCCTGAGTCGATATCTGCGATTGTGCTATATGTAGAGAATGGACCTCCAACGCTATAAGTAGTTCCCATAATGTTTCTCCTTTAAAGAAAATGTAGCTATTTGCTACATAAATTATTTTTTTCGAGACTTGCCTGACGCACTTAGAGCTATTGCTACTGCCTGACGTCTTTGAGCCTCTTTCTTAGTTACACCCAATTTTTTCGCTAAAGTGTTTATACCTTTAGATCGAGCCTTTGAGGGTTTTTTCATTAGCTCTTTTACATTTTTTGAGATAGTCTTTTTAGACTTACCTCGTTTAAGAGGCATTAGTTATATATCTGTAAGAAGGAGGCATCATATCATCATCTAATACTTCAGTCACTTCTTGAAACTCATCCATTATATCTTCTATAACTTCTTCTATTTCGTCACATTGGCAATCTTCCATATCACAATCATCACAAGTTGATGTTACAGGAGTATCACCAGTATCAGAACCATAAACTAAATAATCTCTAGCAGAATTAATATAAGCAGAAGATACAGCTAACTTGTTTGTCCACCAAGTAGGTAATGCAGCTTCTTCATCTGAAGGAAGAGCATTAAGTATATCTTTAGCATCTTCAATAATAGTTTGCATCATACGTTTAGATGATGCAACATCAGTATGTCCGTCTTTGTTCATAGCTTATCCTTTACAAATTAATTCTTATATGTAGAATACTTTAAATTTATGGTTATGGCAAATTTTTAAAGTTAGGCTTCTCTTACTTGGGCATTTTGACTATGTGAATCAAATAAAACTTTCTTGCCTGTAGTAAGATTTTCTTCTGTTTTTTCTATTGATGATACAATTTTACCGCACTGAGACTTACATAAGCTAAATGATCTATCATACCCTTTTAAATAATTCTGTAACTTAGTCCAATAATCATAACTTAGAATCTTTTCCAAAGGAACGTGTAATCCATTAAATAAATTTTCAAATTTAGGAGGATAGTAAAAACGAGATTGATTTTCATCATAATAATGCCCCCCTGTCCAACAACATCTAAATACTAATCCCTCTGGAGACACATACCACTTACCCCAGTTATCCCACACACATTTAATAACTCGTTCAGCTTTATCCATATTTTCTTTATTCTTTTTAGAATGTATAAATTTACCACTCTTAGGCGCAAATACATCTCTTGAAGTTTTAACAGTAGAAAAGGTATGAAAGTTATAATCTAAAGCCATTTGTCGAGCTTCTTCTACTTGGTGTTTATTGTGCTCAAATACTATATACTTCCAATGCACTTGTGCAGTATTTGCTTTAATCACTGAACAAGCATTACTAAATACATCTTCAAATTTAGTATTAATCCTATATTTAGAATGTGTATCTGCTAAACCATCCATATCAAAATTAATAATATCACGATTTGTTAATATATTTCCTACATCTGTCCAGTAATCATGTCCATGAATACCGCCATTAGTATGAATTAATATACGAGTATCATGCTCTTTAACATATGATATAATTTCACGAAACTGTTTATTCATTACAGAGTCACCAAAATTACCATTAATAACTAACCATTCTAAATTTTTAAGTAATTCTGGGTAAAATAGTTGTTTAAATTTATCTAATGTTATAGTATATTTTTTATCATTTAAATTAATACGAAGAGGTTTAACTCTATGACAAGCAGGACACTTGGCATTACATCTAAAAGTTAATTCTGTTGTAAGTTGTCTATACTTTTTCATTAGGTTGGCGGATTAAGACTTACAATCTGAACAGTCAGACCTGACGGTATAGACGCCTCTTTAAAGGTTACCTTACCTGTGTTCTTATCATATAAGTAATCATTTGTTTTAATTTGTGTAACACCGTTTATAGTAACTGTTACATTATCAATAGCTGTAGGATTACCTCCAGCAGGAGTAGCTACAAAGAAATTATTATTACCTGCACCCTCACCATCAGCGCTTGGCGAAACGTTTATAAGTTGTTTAAGACCTAATGCAACATTACCAGATACTACATTAATATTAGCATTTAACTGAGTATAAGTTATAAAGTCATTAGATTGAAAATCTGCAGTACCTCCTTTAGAATCTAATTGTGTCTGAATAGAACTGGTAGCATCTAAATATCCAAGTTCAGTAGAAGTAACTGAGGCTAATGCAGCTACTTTACCACTGGCATCAGATACAAGAGCTCTTGAAGCTGTTAAGTTACCTGTAGTAATAGTAGATACTGCGCCTGCTATATTCGCCACACGTCTTGCTTCAAGGGCTGTAGTCTCTGTCACTCCTGCAGTAAGCTGTGTCTGGACACTGGAAGATACGCCATCTAAATAACCAAGTTCTGTTGAAGTAACGTCTGAGACAGCAATTTTACCGCTTCCATCAGATACTATAGCTCTGGAAGCAGTAAGATCATCTTTATATACAGTAGATACGGCACCAGAACGATTGTCTGTGATAGCTGTATTCAAATCTGCGCCATTATATTTTACAGAAGTAGCAGTGATTTGACCCGTAATAAGATTAGCTGCACCTGTAGGACTAATAACAACATTACTATCAGGATCTCTGGTTTCTGATAAGGTAAATGATTTAGTAGACTCATCATAATAAATAGCTGCATTACCAGAAGTTCCTCTATTCATAAAGATACCTACATCAGCACTAGGTGTGCCGGTAACAGAGTTAGCAAGCATAAGAAATCTGTCTTGTATAACGGCATTAATAGTATTAGAAGTAGTAGTATCACCATTTACAACTAAATTACCTTGAATTACTAAGTCATCACCCATAGTAACTTGACCAGTAAAGTTTTTAGTACCTGCTATTATACCTGCTATATTAGCTTCGGCTGCATCTACATTTGCTTTAACAGAGTTAGTATTAGTAACACCAGCAGTAAGTTGGGTTTGTATAGATGAGGTAGCATCTACATATCCTAATTCAGTAGATGTAACAGAAGCTAATGCAGCTATTTTACCACTACCATCAGATACAAGAGCTCTTGAAGCTGTTAAATCAGAAGTAACTACTGTAGATATTGCTCCAGCAATATTAGCTACTCTTCTAGCTTCAACAGAAGTAACGTTTGCTACAATATCAGCACCATTTGAGCTTACTGAATCAAATTGAGTTTGTATAGTACCTGTTGTACCACCTAAATATTCTAAAACAGTAGTACTAACAGCACTTACTGCTACCTTGCCTCCAGTACTAATTAATGCTCTATCAGCAGTAAGGTCTGCAGTAGTTATAGTAGATACAGCACCTGCTTGATTAGCATTTCGTCTTGCTTCAAGGGCTGTTACATTAGCAGATACTGTATTTATATTTGCAACTAAACTTGTTGCACTGGCCGTAGCATCTAAAGCACTTGCAGGAATAGATGCTATTCCGTATAAGCGTGCTGTTAAAGATCCATTAGCCATTTTATCGGTAGTAACCGCATTTGACCCTAAAACTGTTGATGTTATGCGTGTTAGCGCCATATTAACTCCTTAAATATTAATCATCGTCAAGCTGCTCAAAAAATTCTGTTAAAAAATCTACTGTTTCTAATGATGTATTATTAAATTTTTCTTTTATTCTACCTGTCAGAGTATTATCAGAACTACTTACAACAGTTTCATTAGAAGTATTATCATTTGATATTTCTTCAAAAAATTCTGCTAAGAAATCTTTTTGCTCAAGAGGTTCTGAATCTCCTTCTTCAAAAAATTCTTTTATAAAATCCTCAACCTGCTCATCAATTGTAGGAGGTTTTAGTAGTTCATCATATATCTCTAATACACATACTTTTTCAGTTAAGTCTTTGATCCAGTCAATTAATTCTTGATCGAGTGGTTCAATTTTACCTATCCATTGTCTCTCGCTTGTAAAGTTTAAACCTCTCTGCTCATAATAAATACCTATAATTGGTCCCGAAACCAGTTCTTCTATTTTTGGTTCTTTTTCAATTATTTTACTAAAAGGAAAAGCCCTAGTTATTAATGGGCCTTTCGTATTTTCTTCTATTTTTCTGTATTCAAAAAATACACAGCTTTGATCCATCTCATCTATGTAAAATTTTATATATTCCATATTTTCCCTCTTATGTTTTAATTATGTATCTTGCTACTGCATGTGGTATTACTGCAGTATGAGTGTGGGCGGCAGCTGTAACACCTGTCACACATGTTAGACCCCCAGCATCTTTAACACCTGTTGAAGCAGAAGCTGTAGTAGTATTTATAGTTGTAGTAGTTGATCCAGTAGTAATAGTACCCCCACTAGCAAATGTTCCTGCGCCTGGTCCAAGTGCATGAGAGGAGGACTCTCCTATCATAACTTTATTCTCAAAGTTAGGTATATTAAAAGTAGAAGAACCATTTCCTGCACCATAAGTAGTTCCTAATATAGCAAACAATTCAGAATATGTGGTTCTACTAATAGCGGTTCCAACACATTCTAACCAACCAGCAGGTACAGCTCCTGCCATAGCTACTATAGTACCTGCAGGTACTAAAGGTACTGGAGTATCTGTGCCTCCTAAAATTGCAGACTGTAACAGTACGTTAGAAGCTATAGGAGCGTAACCCCCATTTTGTTTTACTATGCTGAGACCTAAATGATGTAATTGATTGTGACTACCATTACCAATTTGGTTAGGTTCAAAAGCTAAGGACAGATTAGATGTAGCATTAGAGCCTGCTAATACTATAGCACTATTAGACCCTGCTCCTATACCAGATATGGCAAGTTGTGCGTGTTGTACACCTGTAACTTCTGGAAACCATGTACCTCCACCTCCAGCTGCAGTAGATACTATCTCAATATCATTAGTTTTAATATTACGAACAGCAAGATTGATTTTATCAGAAGTAACCCCAGAGGTAGCTATCATAGTATTTACAATACTTAAAGCACCAGGAGTACCAATGTCTAAAAAAGATCCTATAGAAGCAGTATTACTGGTTTTTAAATATAACCGACTGGCTGACTGTGCAGCGCCTTCTTGTACTGTTACTACTAATTCTCCAATATCATAATGTGAAACATTAGAAGTTAACGCTGGTAAGCCATTTTCTATGCGATGTCCTATACCTACTCTAGTAAAGTTACCACCAATATGAGAGCTCTTCTTAGTGGTAGAATCAGAGATAAATAATGCATTAACATTTGCATTAGCAAATTGCATCATAGCACCATCAGGTATATCAGTAGCTACACCACTTGCAACAATATTTACAGTTGAAAGAGCTGCTGAGCTTCTAAAATTTGTAAGCAAAGAGCGCATGGAGTTATTAAATTGAGTTCTAGCAGCATTAAGTGATGTACCTGCAGTTGGCTCAATATAGGTGTTTGAATCGGTTAATGCCATTTATACTCCTGTTGCTGTCATCATTACAGACATACCATTTGATGTGTCGCCAGTAGAACCATCACTTCTTAATACTTTATAAGTAACTGACTGATTAGACGCTGCGGTAGTAACTACAGTGTGAGGTGCATGTATATCCTCATTTAACATTGCATAACTTATTACGGGTCTGGTTAAAAACCCTGAGTCAACCATACTAATAGTTTTAGTAGTTGCATTATATGCTGTAGTATCTGTAAAGGTAACTGTATCTTTCTCTATAGTATACCTAAATTTATCAATTGTAAAGTCAAATTCATCAGGCAGATCATTTTGCACAATAAATTTTAATTGAAATTGTCTAAAAGTTCTACTACCAGCTTGATAAGTTTGAAAACCATCATTTACTGCAGAACCTACAAACTGAGAAATATCTGCGTTACCTTCCGATGCACCTGTAGATCCATTAATATTTGCAGCATAAAGTTGTGCGTTAGCGGCAGTTGTAGTTCTAATTTGTGTTTGAGCTTTTATTGCACCTAAACTACCGGCATATGTATCACCAGTACCTGAATCAGAATACTGTCTAAGATTAACTAATTTATAATTACTGGCTGCAGTAGTTACATTACCAAGAGCATTACTTCCAGTACTATCACCATTTGAATGAAAGGTTTGGCCTAATCTAATTTCATCAGCATCTATCAAACCTGCAATTAACGAATAAGAATTGGAATTAGCATAATCACCTTGATCTAATACACCTGAAGAAGTATAAGTACCAAAACCACCAGAGTTAAGAGCAGCGGTTGTTGATGCATCAGTATATAATTGTACACTGGTAGCGTTTACTCGATTAACATATAGTTCTCTATTATTTATTTCAGTCATGCCTTCTACATCATGAATAATAATTCTATTGCCATTAACCAGTCCATGCTCGCTACCTGAAGTAGTAACTACTGCAGGACTGGCTTTTGTTATAGCAGAGATACTTATAACATTACCTACATACTGACCATCATTCCATATAGCATAGACATTACCAGACTCACCACCACTCATCCAAGTCTGATTATTAGAATCAAATCGAGGACTTACTACAGAACTATTAGAAAAACCTAATACAGTACCTATACCACCAAAACTTGCATCTTTTAGAACACCAACAGTACCGGAAGCATCAGTAACACCTGTTAATATAGATTCTTTAGCACTATTGTAATTTGTTTGAACAGATTGAGTACCTTCAATTTCTACGTATATAGCACCTGTCACAGTACTACCAAAATCTCTAATTTGAGTTATATATTCTCCAGAGCCTGCTGCTAATAAGTCAGAAGCAGAAGACGTAGCAGACCAACCACTGGAAGTACCATTAGCGTTGTCAGTAGCAGTACTCGGACCACTTAAAGGAGAAGGTCTAACAGCAAAAGCTAATCCTCCTGTAGTACTTTGAGAAAAAGAAGGAAAGTTAGTTTCTCCATTATTAGTATTTACTATATTAGTAAAGTTAGTTGAAGGATCATCTTCATTATAAGCAGCAACTACGGTACTTCTAATAGGACGACTGGTAGTGAGAGTAATACCTACAACAGACTCACTAAAATTACCACTTGTATCTCTGGTTCTTGCTAAGTAAGTAAATTCTCCATAAGTATCAATAGGTATTGACTTACGGGCAGTACCTGCTGAAATAGTAACTAAGTCGGCCGCTGCAACAAAATTATCTATAGTTGCGTCACTAGCGCCTGGTAAGCGTTTTACAATTACTTCTTTAAGATCAAGATCTGCTAATTCTCCATCAGTGGTACGTGCATAAGACCATAACAAAGTAATTTGGTCAATTTGCTGACCTCCAGTAAAGTTAAATATATTTGCAGGTTTAGCAGTTTTACCTATAATAGATTTAGTTACAGTAGCTTGTAAACCTCTTATATCTTTATTTAAAGGTACAATTCTAAATATTATATTTCTGGTATCACTTGTTAAACCTCTGTTTATTCCATTTACTGTAAATCTAATTTTATTATCACTATCTAACCCAGATGCAGGAACTTTAACAGTATTAAAAGATGTTAAATCTGTACCACCATCATCTACACCCACATCATCTACTGAATCCATTCTATAAGATATTTCGTAGTCAGTTACATTCTGTTGAAAAATATGGTCAAATTGTATAGTAGCTCTTACAGCAACACCACCTGTCTGTTCCCTATATAAAGATTCTACTATAGTAGCATTTCTTACTTTTTGTATAGGTATATTGTCTATATGAATAAACTTAGTATTAAAAGCACTGGTTCTACCACCTCTTGTTTTGTTTCTAGCTCTTAGTGCTGTAGTACCTTGTAGTAAGCCAGGTATAATTTGATCCTTAGTTAAGAATAGTTGTTCAAAATCTGAACCGATTTGTAAATTATATACTCGGTTATTTGCTAAACTAAATTTGCCAGGAAAAGTATCTCTATCATAGTCTAAAGTAGCTGTACCTCCTGATATATTGCCTAAAAATCCTGTGGGATCAGAAGATATGTTAGTAAAGAATAAACCACCTAAATTAGCTTTAGGAGAAGCAGCTAATTTTATTTTATATATATTATTAGCAGTTAGTGCTGTATTAGACAAACTGGATGCAGGATCATAAGTACATTCTATTACACTAAATACATTAGAAGTAGCTGCTTGTACATTATCACCTCTCTCAATAATAGGGACACTATAGTAATCTACTTCAGCTCTGAATGCAGTGTCTGTAGAACCTTTAGTATAAACTATTGTAGCATTTACTGCAGGATTAGTGTGATTAACTGTAAATTGTCCCGCAGTTTTTTGTTCTCCATCAATAAATAGTCTAACAAAAGCTGCGTCACGAGGCCTAACAGGTAAATCAATTGTAATACTATCAGAAACACTATCATTTATTTCTCCAGATTGTACATGAGTAAACTCAGAACCTGATACATAAAAAGTATTATTATTATAATGTCTAGAGTCAAGTAGTTGATTTATTGTTACGTAAAAAGGAGCTGGAGGTATCTTACTAAGAAGGGTTTCATCATCAGTTCTAGTATTATCAATTTTTATAGTATCAGTAGCTACTGTATGGCCTACTATAGTACGACTAAGTGCTGTGACAATTGGCGCAAAACCTACAAAATTTAATAATCCTTGTGCAGATACATTCTGATTAACAGGTATACTAATTTGGTCTTCACCTTTTAGAGCACCAAACACACTATTATCATTAGCATCTAATACATTACATTGAAAATTATCATCAAATACTTGTCCAAAACCTTGTACTGTTAGAGATATGTTACCATCAACGGTACCACCAATAGTATCTGTATTTTCAATAGCAGTGCATAGTAGTTTTATCTCTCCTGCAGGACTTGTAAAACCGTTTTTACCTACAAGTGTAGCAGTAGCAGGAGCACCTACTAATACATTTGCATCTACTACTTGTATAGTATTAACATCACCTACTACTATATTATTTGCTACTAAAGATCCTCCAGTAGGTTTAGATATTTCATATTCAGTTACATAACTAATACCAAAACCTAATCTATCAGTATTTACTTGTATTAATCCGTCTACAGCTACAGAACCGTCAGATCTTGTCCTAGGACTTGCAATAAACTTAAATTGAGGTACAGGAGGAACAGTTAGTGAGGATTGAATATCTGTATATGCAGTAGGTTTATAATCAATAAATTTATCTGAGTCTACGTACACATTAGATATGTATTCAACGGCAGATATAGATACTTCTTCATCATCTGTTTCTCTTGTAAGTTGCGTAACTTTAAATAATTTATCGCTCTTAGAAGTATAAAAATTATCAGGATTATCTATTTCACCAAATGTCCATAGATCTCCGGCTTCTGGTTTATTATTTGCAGTAAAAGCTGTATAAGCATCCCAACTTTTAGTAATTGGATTAAATCTTTCAATAGGATTAACAATAGCTTGGTCAAACCCAGAGGTAACATTATCAGTAGTACTTAGTGTAAAATTAGAATTAGATACTAAGTATAAGTCTATTCTGTCGCTTTTTACTTTTATAATACGAAGAGCTAAAGGACTGGTGTTAGATGATCCAAAATTACTTGCACTAAGAGACGGTACAGTATAGTGTTCTAAGAATACATTAGTATTATTAGGTGTCACAACTGAATCAGCTCTTACCTTACCTCCAAAACCATAAGCTACTCCAGAAGCTTGTTGTGCTACGGAGATTACGTCACCAGGAACTAATTGCAAAGCATCTGTACCTGTAGTAAAAGTAGTTGTTCTTTTTAAATATCTTGAAGCAGCTATCTGATATTGAGCAAATCGTAGAGCTTGACTTCTTCGAGTTACACCTACTAAGTCTAAGGAAGTTATATTTTCTATTTCAGTTTGTGTTATTCCATCATTACTACCTAACTGATCAATACGTACAGTTTCTCGTTTATAGTGATTAGTAGGATCAACATAGCTTACATCTACACCAGTTAAAATATCGCTCTCTTTATTACCGGAAATAATAAAAGTATTTTCTTTCATAGTAGCTTCATTAAATACCATAACAGGAGTTTCATCAGGAAGATCACAAGCAAGAGTAATTTTACCATGAGCATATAATACTGCTCCTCTAAAACTTGCTGCTAAGCTATTAATAGTATCAAAAGATTCAGCTTGATCAGCAATAATAAGATCTAAAGTAAATCTTCTTTCTTTAATAACTGTACCTTGGGCAACTCCTAACTGTCTTTCTCTATTTGATGTAAAAGTACCTCTGGCTTTACTTCTAAAAGTTCCGTCAGCTAAACCATCTACTCCTATGAAATTACCCGTAGTGTAGTCACAAGCATCACAGAATTGTGCTATCTGATAAAACCTATACTTATCTATATTTTCTTCAGGTACTCCTAGACCATAAGTTTTGTTTGTAAGTAGATCATATATAATCCATACAGGATTTTGTGACCATGAATATACAAAAGTACCGTCCCAAGTACCATTATATATGTTAATAGTAGAACTAGTTTGTACAGAAGATCCTGTTTGTTGCATATAGTAACCAGCAGTAGCTGAACTTTCTGCTCCTGTAGCAGGTACTTCTATATGTCTCCAATCAATTTCTCCGGTTGATAAAGTAGGTTGATTATAATTAGAAGGTACTTTATGTATTAAACCTTTAACTAAAGATGTAAAAGTAGGTATACCATTATGCTCATCTGTTGCTTTTAATGCATAACCTATATGAGCAGTTCTTGGATAAGATTGTGGAGAATTTTCTATTTCATTCCAACCCTGTATACTTACATCATCAGTAGTACCTGAACTTGTACCATCTCCAGAAGTTTTTCTAATAGAAAATCTGTAACCATTTACATTCTTACTAGCTTCAGGTATTTGTATTTTAATGCTAAATTTAAATGCTACAGTAGTTTTACCGCTAATAGTTCTACTGGCAGTAGCTATAGTAGTAGTACCTGTATGGTCAAATACAGTTATAGCTACTGATAAACTATGGCTTAATACATCACCTTTATCAGTTATTCTTTGTAAACCTCCAATAGCAAAATTAAAAGATATAGCATCCCAATCTTTTGAGGATGTTTCTTGTAAAGTTACCTGAGATGCAGGTATACCTCCGCCACCACTTCTCAAAGTAACAGGAGAAGCAAAATTTTGAGGAGTAGTAACTGTCTCACCAAATACATCTAATCTATTTTGTGTTGTAGTACCTGTATTAGATAATATTTTAAACTTAGACGTATTTTCTAAACCATTCCCATCTAAATTTATTAGATCATCAATAGTATTATCACCTAATTCTACATCTTGAGGACCATTAGGATTAATTCTGTATAACGGACCCTCACCTAACCCCACTACTACAAATAAAATATCAGTAGAAAATAAACTTTGTGGATGCTCGATAGGAGTATGCGGTTCAGCTCCTCCACCTTTACCGCCTTTAGCTCCTTGTATCTGTGGAACAGAAAAAGTAGAATAATTAGTAAAGTTTCTAAACGCCATCGAATTGTCCTCCTACACTAATAGGGTCACCACTACCATGATCAATAGAACTTATATAACCACTTAAAAACTGACCACCTACTCGTGTTTGTCCATATATTAAAGCAATAGGAGTACCGCTTGTAGAACTATTAGTAAGTCCTCCAAACATACCATTTTCTCTTACTGTAGATTCAGTCTGTTTACTTGCTCTTTTTGCAGGAGATTTAGTCATCAAAGAAGTAACAGCAGCCATAGCTAAATTAAGGCCCATAGTTTGCATAAAACTTAAACCAGTAGCTGCACTTGCACCTACATTTACTGCGCCCAATTGGGGTATAGCATTTAAAGGAGCACCAGCGCTAAACATAGATCCAAGACTGCTGCCTACTGAACCTAAAAGAGCAGGATTCATAACTACAACAGCTATAGCAAATATCATAAACATTTTTCTACCAGATTTACCACCTCCACCACATATAGTAGGCACTAAATGTACAGTCTCACCTTCTTTAAATTTTTTAATATATAGCATTTCATCAGTAATTTCTTGTAAATTACCGTCTAATAAATTAAAACAATCATCAGACTTTCCTGATGCTATATCCACCATATGTTTGGAAAATTTATGATGCACACCTCTAAGATAGCCTATAATGTCTAAAGCACTATAAGCATCAAAAGTATATATCTTTTCACTAAAAAATTTATTATAAGCTGAGTGTATCTTAAGATTAATTAACAAGATGTTCTTCCTTAAACTCATCAAACATGAGTGCATCTACATTAGAGTCTAGCCAATATAGAAAAAATTTATTATTAAATCCTACCAGAAATTTATATTCTTGGAAAGCAGCACTTACTTTATCTTCTTTACTTGGTAGGGGATTTTCGTCTCCTGGGTGTGAATGAAAGATTCCCCATATATTTTCATCATATTTAACTAAAGCTGCAGGATCTAATATAAAAGTATCCTTTGGAAAAGGAGAGGTGTTCTTACATGGTATATAAGTAAAGTCATTTGTTATAATACCTACACACTCTCTAGGATAATCTTGCATACTATGTGCGTTCATATCTTCTTTTAGTTTTGTAAATCTTTCCATCTATATATCCCTGTAGTATATTGTTTATAGTAGTTTCCATAAGGAGCAATCCAACTTTTATGTTTTATCATAGTTTGTAAAATTTTACCTCTATCTACATATAAAGCACAATGATTAGTAACATTAGTAGATCCTAAACTCATGGTTATAACATCAAACGGTTTAGGATCTTTTACTTTTATCCAGCCGTATTCATCCGTTGCTGCGCGTTCAAAAAGTTTTTCTTGTGTTTTGCTGTACCAATCTTCATCTATAATTTTACAAAAATAATCTGTAGTATAGGGAATATTAATATTTAGTTCTTCTAAGTACACTAATTTACAGAGATTAAAACAATCAATCCCTGTTTCTATATCATTACCTAAATGTAAATATGGAAAATCTTTATATTTGTTGTACCAAATTGTCATGTCTATAAATCGCATGTATGCTCTCTACCCAATAATCGGATAAAGTTTCCACACGCGAAATTCCCCCTTCTTCGATGTGTAGCATTTTGGAAGCCATTAAATACATACCAAAATGAATTATTAAATTTGTTTTTTCTGATCTAAATGCTATTACATCATAATCTTTAGCATTTGTCAAACTTACTTTTTTAGCACATTGAGCTGCCCAATTATCAATACTAACTGTAGTAAATTCTTTAATCCAATGTTTAGATAGGGGGTATTCTGGTAAAGAAAATTGTAAATTTAACTTACTATCGTAAAATCTCTTAATTAATGTTATGCAATTTATGTCATCATATGAATGACGTAAGCCTATAAAGTCTTGTACCATGTAGCAAATTCCGGAAAAGTATCAGTAAAAGATTCTCTACGTAGAGAATCAAGTCTTTCTGTTTCTATTTTAAAATCGTGCAATAAATTACTGTCATCGCTACTGGTCATATAAGATAGCCAATGTTTAATTTGTTGTAAATCTTCAAAAGTCAGTATAGAAGAGTATTCATTAACAAATTTTTTATACATAGAAATCATTTGTTGTTTAGATTCTTTAGGTAAACAAGTAATTTTTTGATGTGGCGGCTCAGACTGAGTAGTTCCATAGAAATGAATGTTATTACGTTTACACCATAGAATAAGATCAGGCATAGAACTAATACTATAAATATTTATAACAGAACTTACAGTAGTTATATTATCTTTAAAAAGTTTAGTATGCTCCTCAAACTTAGACCATGATAAACCTTTTCTTGCATATTCAGCACGTTTACCATATCCTTCTACACTTGGCCATACAGATACTTTTTTAAAATTAGACCAGAGAGTTTTTAAATCATATTTTTTAAACTTAGAATAACTAAGATTAGTGTTATAACTAAGATTTACATTTGCTGCATAACCAGAATCTATAATAAGTTCAAGCATTTTATAGTGACCTTGCTGCACAAAAGGCTCTCCTCCAGCAAAATATACATCTTGTAGCTCAGGAATAAATTTAGGCACATCTACCCAAAAATTATCATTATTGCTATAATGATCAATTGTTTTAGACCACCCAGACGAAGTAGTATCTGCATACCAACTTGTAGAAGCTCCTGGCCCACACATTCTACATTTAAAATTGCATAAGTTTCCAAATCTAATATCTAAATAAGTAGGATTAGAATCTAAACTACCATCTTTATTTGTTTTATATTGTAATGGAGCTAATTTATTAAATCGTTGATTAGCTTTTAATCTGTTACTATCACTACCTTGTTTTTCTTTTTTATAACAAGCAGATATACATTCTGGAGGTATCTTATTTTTTATAAAATCAAGTCGTGCTTTTTTGTAGGCATCACCATTCCAAATGTCACCTAAAGATTCGTTATGCGTACCAACTATAGTAGTTATGGGTGTATACTCAGCATGACAACAAAGATAAAAGTTTCCACTTATACTACCGAATAAATGTATCCAAGGTAGTATACAACCTTTTATTTTATTGTTTTGGAATGGTACGTCCTGTTGCAGGGAAACCTCCAAAATGTATAGAATTATTTCTTAAGGTACAAGCTAATATGTTTTTACCGCATATGTCACCTTCTGGTCCTGAAGCAGTTTTATTGTCTACACCTATAGGATTTGTATTAGCAGTAAGAGAGGTACCAGGTATAGTACCACCTGCTGGTCCTGGGTACTGACACTCTTCACCTTTATATTTCCATTGACACGTATTTTTATAGTATTTACGTCTGGGAGTTACTTGTTTAAAATATTGTAACCAAGATACTAATCCAAAAGTGCCTGTAACATCATTTAAGGATTCAAGTTGATCTATTTTAAATCTATCTTCAATATAAGACTCACTATCTGCCTCTGCATTAATAATAAAAATTTGATCTCCTACAACAGTATTAGCTTCTAAGGCGTTGTTAAGAAATAAAAATCTATTTTCTTGTATACTTTGTATAGTACCAGAAGTAGATCCTTTTGAGGATCTGACAACATCTCCTACTCTATAAGGCATAGCATTATATACTTCTACCACATTTGAACTTACATATCTAACAGAACTATGCTCCGGCCAAACATCTAAAAAATTAGCAAAGGTAGTTGTTATGTTTACTACTGCTCCAGATAAATCTCTGGTATCATTTTTTTGTATCTGCCAAGTGCCATTAACAAATTCTGTCTGTTCTTTTGTAAAAGAAGCATTAGCTTGTCCATAAGCACCTACCACAGTAGTACTAAATGCTAACCCATTTGCTCTCGCTCTTGTTAAAGTATCAAAAGCTACATCACCTATGCTACCCACATCTGCAGGATCAGCATTTATAGTTCTTGGATCTATACCATGTACAGGAGCACTATTTACATAAGCTATACAAGAGTTAGATATGTTATTTCCTAATAGATAAGGATTTTCAACTAAAGTGCTTATGATATTATCTACGTTAAATACTGTTAAGGTAAGTTCATTAATTTTACCATCAGTACCTTGACTAATACTTGATATATCAACAGGATAAGGTACAAAAGAAGTTCCACCATAAGTTACATTATAATTTAGATCTGATACTAAATCTCCTGCTATATCTGCAAATCTTAAAGGAAAATCTACAGGCCAAGCCCTACCTTCTCCATTTTCTGTAGGATTACCATTAGGATCAGGAGGAAACCACTCACCAGGATAGTATACTTCATACATTCTAATAATAGGATTTTGGGTAAAAGCATTTTTTGCAGCAATAAAAGAACTTGGAGCTTGGGATGCTATAGTAGTAGTAGCAGTAGTAGTTAAACTGGCAAATATATTTGATTGAAAAGGAAGACTAAGAGTGTTTATGGATCCGTTTGCAGTACCACTTATAACAGCAGATTTAGAGGTAATAGTTTCGCTATTATGAAACTCTTGCATAACATTATTTAATTTTACTTTTATCTGTTTACTAACAACATCTACATTAGCAATAAAACCTACAGTAGCACTTGTAGAACCTACTATAGAGTTGCCAGGTACAAAATTAGTAGCATCAGCTACTGTAAGAATAGTATCATAATTTCTAGCAGTCATTAGTCATATGTCTCTTGCAATTTAAAGGAAACAGTAAAAAAATTATCAATTAACTGAGTACCTGATGATAAAACTTGAGTTATAGCTAAGTCTCCATCAAATCTTGTAGTAATTGTACCACTTTCATTTAGGTGTGACAAGTCAAAACTAAAAGATTCAAATTCTCCACTTCGTGCATTATAAAAGTTTTCAATTGCAGTTCTTTCTACTCCAGAGACATTAGTATATTGTAAAGTATAAGATCTAAGAGGTCTTCTAGATTTTAATCTTCTTTTCTCATACCCAGCAGTAGATTTAAATTTTGCTACATCAAATTTCTTAGAAAAGTTAAATCCACTATCAGGTTTTCTATCTGCCATAGAAGTAAATCTTCCTTGCTCAGAAGTAGCTTGTTCAAATACTCTAATAGATAAAGTATCATTAACATCAGCAGCGCCTAAAGGAGCTCCTCCTATAATAGTTGCAGTAGTAGCAGGGACCGGTATAGTTGCAGTTCTAAATTTAGCTACCTTTGATATTCTAAGATATTCTATCTTACCTTTATATCTTTCTTGACTGGCTTGAGACCCTCCTGTGACATTGTTGTTTGCTCCTATATTTAAACGACTATTAAAAGCTGAGACAGGAGGATTATAGTTAACTGATTTTACTAAAGTATCAGCTACATAAAGTCTTAAATTAGCAGTAGTCTTATCATAAGATACAGCAACATTATAACTACTTCCTCCATTGCAGTTACCACCATATGCTTCAACTATAGAACCACCATGATTTACTATAAAGCCTATAGTAGCATTAGTACCTACGGTTCTTAAAAAGTAGTACTCATCACTATTTTGTTGACAGGCAAGTAAAGTTTGATTAGCACTCATCTGAGTTCCTGCATCAGGAGTTATAATAGTTTCAAAAGTAAAAGATGTTTCTTCTCCTACATTAAAATCAGTACTTGCAGGTATACTAAGTTGTGTAGCCCCCGCTAATACTATATTACTACCACTATAACTGGCAGAACCTGTATTTAAACCAATGGTATGAGGATTATCTGAACTATCTGTTAAATTATCTGCAAAATTAGCTAATAACTTAACAGCAGCATTATCACCTATATCTATCCCGTCATTACCTAATGTAACAGAAGGATAAGTATACGCTCCAGGTTGTTGAAATACACCCCCTACGTAAACCATAAAGTCACTGGTATTATCTACATTAGAGTTAAAAGGAAGAGACCAAAATTCTTGCGAACCATTAACAGTATATGTATTACCATTAACAGCTAAAGCAGAACTATTATAATCAACTACTTTTACACTTGGAAAACTTCTAAGTACTCTAAATCTACTAGGAAGACTAATAGTTTTTACAACTAAGGTAGTAGCATTAGGAGCTACTCCAAAAGTTATTTTAGTACCATCACTGGATAAATTATACGCAGTAGTATCTTGTGTAACACCATCTTGAGTTACCACAGCTGCTGCTTTAGTAGTTATAGTACTGGGTAATGCAAATTCTACAGTACTTCCTGTATTGTTATAAGTAGTTGTACCTATAACAGAAAAAGCAGTTATATCTGCAGTAGCGTCTGATGGGTATGTAGCCATTCTATTTCCTTATCCACTTCTAAGAGCTTTTCTAATAGGACCATTAGTACTTAAATCTCTCATTACAACATCAATTACAATTTTATCTGTATCTATTTTAGGTGGCCCCTGTTGTGCTGCTTCTTTGGGTGCTCCATTATTAACAATATTAAATTCTACATTGCCCATACCTGCAGCTCCAGTAGCATTCATTTTTCCTAATGCAGAACCCCCTATAGATTTAGCAGCTGTTTTACGAATTACAAACTCACCAGGCTCTAACATAGCAGGTACACGATCACGAAGTGCATTTACTTCACCACCGGCAGCCATATTACGAACAGTACCACCTGTAACACCGCCAAAGAAAGCCATCTTACCAAAGCTACCCATTAAAGAGTCAGTTACAGAATCGGTTATAGGATCAATAACACTTGCTTGGAGTATTTTTTGTTGAATATCAAATAGCATATTGATAAATAAATCACCAATACCTTCTATGAGTGGTTTGCCTTCTTGTAAATTGGTTAGAAACTTCATCATAGCGTTACCTAAAGTGTCAGATATACCAAAGGCCAGATCTTTTCCTAGTTGAACCATGCGTTTTTTCTGGCTTAGATCATATTCATCAGCTTCTTTTTTCAATCTAAATGCTTCTTTAACTACTGCTGCTTCAACACCTAATGCAGCCATTTTATCTGCAAAAGCTTGTTTTGCTTTTTGGTCTTCAAGATCTAAATTATCTAACTTTAACTTAATCATCTCGGCTTGTTTTGCTGCTTCCTCTTCTAAAAATGTGGTTTCTTGATCTTCCATAAGAGTTTTTAAACTATTAATATGTCTAATAGACTCTAGTTCACCTTCTAATCTTTGTTGATTAGCTAATCGAGCTGCTTCATCATCTCCAGCAACAGTGTTGGCTGTTCTAGTTTTATTACTTGCTGTAGCCCCTATAATACCTCTTTGTTGTGCAAAAAAACCTTTTTCAGGATCCGTCATTTTATCAATAAATTCTAAAGCCTTTTCTGTAGGATCTTTTACATTAGGATTTTCACCTGGGGCTGTATAAGTAGTACCCATAGCATTAGCCAGTCCTTCAGTTATTTGAGCATACCTTATTAAAAAGTCATCATCAGCTTCTATTCTCATTCTTAATAGTTCAAAGTCTTTTTCCTGTAGTGCTATAGATGCAAGTTTATTTGTTTTTTCATTTTCAGCATTTTTTACTGCAATATCTCTTCTTGAGATAATAGCTTGTTTTTCATCATTGGCTTTTTGAATCTCAAGTAATTTTCTTGCTACTATCATTTCTCTTTCAGCTCTTACAATTTCTAATTCCATGGTTCTACGTCTTTCTAGACGTGCTGTTTCTAATCTATGATTTTCTGCTTCTGTGTTTAATATATCTCTTTTTTCTTGTATAACCTCTTTAGCTTGTTCAAATTCTTCTTTAACTACTGCCATTTTACCACCAATAGTTGCTAATTCAGCATCTCTCTCAGCTTCCATTACTTTTAGTCTGGCATCTGCCATCTCTTTAGTAGTAGATAGTGATCTTTCTTGAATAATAGTAGCAGCTTCTTCTGCTCTCATTACTGCAAGCTCCCCGGCAGCAGATGCACTATCAGCTTTAGCTTGAACAGCCATCATACGCATTTCTCTTTGTATAGCTAAACCTCGGTTTTCAATTTCTACTCGTTTTTTTGCTAAATCTACTCGTTTTTTCTCTCTAGCTATTATAGCATCTTGAGATGCTAAATATTGTTTATCTAAATTAATACCTGCTTGACCACGTTCAAAAGCACTACTTGAAGCTAAGCTTGATTGTATCAAAGCATTTCTGGTATTAATGGGTTCAGCAGCGGCAGCTAAATTACCTGGAAGACCTGTTTTATCATTACCTCGAGAAGATGCTCTTGGTGCTACTCCCATAGCATCTGCACCTATACTTAAGAACTTAGTTTGTGCGGCATCTCGCTCACGTATAGCAGATAATCTTGTTGCCTCAGCACTTTGTAGCCTTAGTATATCAAGCTGTTGTTGCATCTTATCTATTTTTTTCTGTTCAGCCTTAAGTTGATCTTCGCTTTTTAATAGTATCTTAACTGCTTGAGCAAAAGAGTCTTTTGCTATTAATAGTAAGTTATCCTCTAACTTGCCTTTTTCAGCCATTAAAGCTCTATCATGCGCACTAACTTCCTCTCCTCTTTTCATTTGTAGTTCTATATCTTTAAGTTTAACAAGTCTTGCTTCTAACAGTTTAAAATTTTCTCTTTGAAATGTGAGAGCTTGTTTTTCTGAAGTAGCATAAGCACCAGTTGCTGCATTTATATTACCAGTTTCTCCCATTGAGTCTAATAATTGTAAACTGCCACTCATACTTTTATTTAATTTTTTAAACAACGCATCTTGTGCAACAAATCTATTAACCACAGCTTGAGTTACATTTTTTAATTCATTAAGTTGTTTGGTCAGCTCTTGAACTATAACAATACTTTCTGGATCAACTGGTAGTAGTTTTGCAGCTTCAAGTGCCTCTTCTACTGTTTTTAGTGTTACAGTCATATCTCTGGAAGCTATTTCAGCACTTATATTTCCTTCTTCTAACTTCTTTAACATATCAGTTTGTTTTTGTATAGATTCAGAACCTTTATCTAATGCAGTTATTGCGTTTTTAGATGCGGCATCATATTTGTCTG